GGCCTAAGCTTGAAATAAAAGTAGCTGATCCAGAAAATAAGAAGCAGTACGCTAGATACATCAAGTTGTACTTTGAAAACACGTGTAACCATAGCTGCTTATACTGTAATGAAAAGTTCAGCAGTCTACACGCGCAAGAGCGTGGCATTGCTCCTTACGATAAGTACCGAGAAGATGATATGGATGTTATCATCGATTGGATCAGAGACCTTTGTCAGCAAGAGCCTGAAGTCCTAAAACATATTTGCGTATTGGGCGGAGAGCCTACCATCAGTAAAGGCTGGGAAGTCTTTAAGTCAAAGATGATCGAAGACGACGTCATTCGTAATAGCGAGCTCATCATTGACATCACATCTAATGGCTCATTTACTGACAAAGTATGGTATAATATAGAAGAAGAAGTAAAGCAAACGACTCGCTGGAAGTGGTTATATTGCTTATCAAACGAGTCGACAGGCGCAGTGTCAGAGAACGTCAGATACGGTTCTGATTGGGAAGTATGGAAAAAGAACTATGAACGTCTACTCATACTAGACGAGATAAGCATGATTCGCATATCCATGTCGCCAAACGTGTTCACGATCAAAGACACTTATAACTTCATCGACTATGTCATATCTTCTGCAGAACGATTAAACCCTTATAAGAAGATCATGTTTAACACATGGAATTGGGTAAGTCAACCTTCAACTCTTGCATTGAACGGGTTAGACATCAAGCATAGAGCAGTGATCGATCAGTGTATCGATAGAGTTGAAGGTGCGATGTGTAACATCACGAAGAAAGACGTGATGGACTACTTGATCGTTTTAAGAGATATGATAGGAACTAAACCAATCCGTCGACATGAGGTCATAGGTTGGCTCGAGCATCAAAATAATTCATATAAGAAGGGAAAGATAGACGAGGATCTATTGATCGATCAGTTTACACCACCTTGAAAGTATGGTATAATACCCCAATGGCATTCTACACATCAGTATTTCGTTTCGGTAACTCCATCATGTATCGCGGCTATGATGGAGCTGGTCAAAGATACCAGCGTAAAGAGCCGTATCAACCAACCTTCTACGTCCCCTCACAGTACGACACTGGCTTTCGAGGTCTTGACGGTCAACAGATCGGCTCGGCCAAGATGGACAGTATGCGTGATGCGCGTGAGTGGTTAGAAAAGTACAAGAGCGTTTCTGGTTTTAACATCTATGGTAACACCAACTTCGTTCAGCAGTACATCGCAGAGAAGTTTCCTACAGACATACAGTTTGACCGTGACTTGATCAACGTCACGACGATCGATATCGAGACCGCATATGAAGGTGGTTTTCCTGAACCATCAGAAGCAAAGAACGAGATCCTTGCTATCACGGTCAAATCAAACGTCGACGGTGTTTACTACGTATGGGGTTATGGAGACTATGACGTAGAGAAAGCGCTCATCAAACCAGTCAAATACGTCAAGTGCACATCTGAAGCAAACATGCTGAAGTTTTTCCTTGAGCATTGGTCATCAGCAAAGTACTCGCCTGACGTCATTACTGGTTGGAACTCTCGCTTCTTTGATATTCCATACCTCGTGAATCGTACAGCAAAGGTGCTTGGCGTAGAGTATGTCAAGAAGTTCTCGCCTTGGGGTTTGGTCAACCATCGTAAGATCAGTCGTCGTAACAAAGAGTATGACACCTTTAACTTAGAAGGTATCCAATCACTCGACTACCTCGAGCTCTTTCAAAAGTTTGGTTATTCGTATGGTGCACAAGAATCATATAAGTTGAATCACATCGCTTATGTGGTACTCGGTGAGCGTAAGCTATCATACGAAGAGTCTGGTTCTTTGAAGAACCTATACAAAGACGACTTTCAGAAGTACATCGACTATAACATGAAAGACGTACAGCTTGTCGATCGACTTGAAGACAAGATGGGACTGATTACTCTTGCAATGACGATAGCATATAAAGGTGGTGTCAACTATGCAGACACGTTTGGTACCACCGCAATCTGGGAATCGATCATCTATCGTAAGCTCAAGTCACAGAAGATCATGCCTATGATCGCCGAGAACGATAGCGTAAAGACTGCATTCGCTGGTGGTTATGTGAAAGATCCTAAGGTTGGCATGCATGATTGGGTCGTATCGTTCGACTTAAACTCTCTGTATCCAAACATTATCGTTCAGTATAACATGTCGCCTGAAACCTTGATGACATCGCCAGACGATCGAGTGCAAGCTGGAGTTGAGTACTATATGGAGAATAAGGCCACTCCCAAGAAAGACGTGGCAGTCGCAGCGAACGGCTCAACTTACCATAAGAAGTTCCAAGGTGTGGTGCCTAACATCATCGTTGACTACTATGATGAACGTTCTGCTACAAAGAAACTGATGCTTGCATCTCAGAAAGAATATCAGAAGAACAAGACATATGAACTCGAGAAGGAAATCAACCGTCTAGAAAATACTCAGATGGCTCTTAAAATTCTGCTTAACTCTCTTTATGGCGCTCTTGGTAATCAATACTTTCGATACTTTGATATTAGACTTGCTGAAGGTGTTACCTTAACTGGTCAGCTTACGATTCAGTGGGCAGAGAAAGCCATCAACGCAGAGATGAACAAGATCTGCAAGACAAAGAACAAAGACTATGTGATCGCTATCGATACTGATTCATTGTATGTCAACTTTGGTCCTATCATGGACACTTTAATATGGAAGCCTAACGACGATCTTGAGAAGAAGGTCGCATTCCTTGATAAGATCTGCTCTACACACTTTGAACCACTCCTTGAGAAGTCATATGCAGAGTTGTTCGAGAACATGAATGGCTTCATGAACCGTATGACGATGAAGCGAGAAGTCATCGCTGATCACGGTATATGGACTGCAAAGAAGCGTTACATCTTGAACGTGCACAACTCAGAAGGTGTGCAGTATGCAGAGCCTAAGCTTAAGATCATGGGTATTGAAGCTATCAAGTCTTCGACTCCCGAGGTCGTACGAGATATGTTCAACGAGGTATTTAAGATCATCATCAAAGGAGACGAAGAAGAGACACGTAAGTTCATCAACGACTTCAAGGTTAAGTTCAAGTCTCTGCCTCCTGAAGAAGTCGCGTTTCCTCGTTCGGTGTCAAACATCACTGAATGGTCAGATCGACAGAACATCTATAAGAAAGCCACTCCGATCCACGTCAGAGGATCTCTACTCTACAATAGACACATCAAGAACCATAGTCTAAACACAAAGTACGAGCTCATCAATAATGGTGACAAGATCAAGTTCGCATACCTGAGACTGCCTAACCATATCAAAGAGAACGTGATCTCATTTCCAGATCACCTACCAAAAGAGTTAGGCTTACATCGATACATCGACTATGACTTGCAGTTTGAGAAGACTTTCATCGAGCCTTTGCAGTTCATCTTAGATGCAGTCGGCTGGTCACTTGAAGAGAAGCAGACCCTTGAAGACTTTTTTGTATAACTTTAGTACTACATGTACATGGGCCCCGGGTTGTGGTATAATGAGCATGCGAAAGGAAAAATTATGAAAACTTGGTTTACAGATATGAGACAGATGCACGGTAAGTACGGTGTATCTCAATGGATTCACAACGCAACACCTGAGCAACTGAAAAAGTTTCTTGAGTTTCGCATGAACTTCCTCAAAGAAGAGTATGAAGAAACTCAGAAAGCTTATCGTGAGAAAGATGCAGAAGAGATCATCGATGGTTTGATCGACATCTGCGTTATCGCGATCGGCACTCTCGAAGCATTTGGTGTTGATGGCGACAAAGCATGGCGCGAAGTGCATCGTGCAAACATGAACAAAGAAGTAGGCGTAAAGCCTTCTCGTCCTAATCCACTTGGTCTACCCGACTTGATCAAACCAGAAGGTTGGATCGCACCAAGCCATAAGGACAATCATGGTAATCTCTCTGACGCGTTTTAAAGGTGTATTCGACAATAAGACTCATAACTCACTTCAGTTCGAGTCTTTCGATCAGTTTGAGATGGCGCTTCGTGCGTTGTCTCAAAAGCCATGTGCATCGAAGAAAGATGCTTATCTGATCTCACCTGCTACATACTTAGAAGGCACTACTCGTGCAAATAAGAATGTGGTAGAGTGGAGTGGTTGGGCTGCAGTCGACGTTGACGATCATGTATTTGAAGGAGACCTAGAAGATGAGCTACGTACTCGGTATGGTAAGTGGCGTTATGTTTGTTATAGTACTGCTAGCAGCACGGAGTCACGCCCGAAGTTCAGGCTTGTCTTTCCACTTACTCGAGCAGTACAGCAAGATCAAATCAAGCATTTCTGGTGGGCACTCAACTCAGAGCTTGGCGCCATCGGAGATCGACAGACTAAGGATCTCAGCAGAATGTATTACATCCCTGCGAGCTATGCTGGCGCTTACAACTTCTTCTTTACTAACGCTGGCGATTTTCTTGATGTTGATTTTCTTTGTTCTAAGTGGGAGTACAACTCAAAGTCAGATGCAGGTAGCTTCATCGACCGACTGCCTGACGAATGGCAAAGACAGATCGTCGAGCACAGAAAATCTCAACTTGAAAATACATCGTTTCAGTGGTCAGGCTACAGAGACTGCCCTTTCTGGCCAAAAAAGCTAGCGTCTGAGTATCAGACCATTAATAACACTGGATGGTATCATAAGATGTATCAGATCATGGTAGCGGTTGCAAGCAAAGCGGTGAAGAACCAGTATCCTATCACATCAAACGAGATCACGAACATGTGTCGCGAGTTTGACATAGATACGGGTAATTGGTATGAGAATCGTCCGATGAACAAGGAAGCAGATCGGGCACTTGAATACGTTTATAGGAATATGATATGATTGATTATAAAGTACGCCTCGGTGATGTCTTTACCATTAATGACGTAGATAAGATAGCGCTCGAAGATCATGCGCAAGCAGAATACGTTATGTTCCTTGAAGGCGAACTCAAAAAACCTATCAGTGAAAGGCGTGATCCTGAGACCGTGTTGAAGAACACTCGTGATGGTCTCGTAGCAGAACACTGGTTGACTGAGCATAAAGGTTATACTAACTTTGATGAGAAGTACATGGACGTCTTGCACCCAGATGGTTTCCATGTCGAAGTGAAGACTGTCAGTACCTATGGCGGAGTGTCAGCTATGAACCAAAGGATCAGAGATACCTTCACCAAGCTTTGGCGCAGACGTGTACAGTGGAGGCAAAAGATTGCTGACCATGTCATACTATTCACTCGTTATTATGATGAGTACACGTGCCACGGTTTTTATCAATGGTCAGACGAGAAAAATAATTGGGAGTGTGTGAATAAGATGTGGTATAATGAGTTTGGAGGTAAAGAATATGCGTGAATCCCTTAAAGTGCTGCAAGAATGTGCAGAAGTCCAACAGAAAAAGTCTCGTGATTATCAGAACGAAAACTCACGTGTTCGTCAAGCTGACTACTATCCTCGTGGTGTAGCATCGCTTATGGACCTCATCAATGCCAAGACCCTTCGTA